TGGATAGAAGAAGCTGGCGGCTCATGGCAGGGAGGTAAGATACAGGGATTCACATTTCCTTTTAATCCGGAACGTGTGTTCTCCATCTTGAAAGAAGGTAAGCGATGCGATTTGCAAAAAGATTTTCAGTTCTTTGAAACACCTGCTGATATTGCAGACTGGCTGGTAATGCTTGCCGGTGGAATTCACGAAACAGATACCGTACTTGAACCAAGTGCCGGACGTGGTGCTCTGATAAAAGCGATTCACCGGTCGTGCCCGTCAGTAACAGTTGAATGCTATGAACTGATGCCAGAAAACAGGGAGTTTCTTCATACACTTGATAACGTAATATTGCTTGATGAAGATTTTACGAAAGACAGTGTAGGACATTACACTAAAATTATTGCTAATCCTCCGTTTTCCGGTAATCAGGATATTGACCATGTAAGACTTATGTATGAACGCTTGGAAGAAGGTGGAATTCTTGCAGCTATTACCAGTCAGCATTGGAAATTCGCGTCTGAAAAGAAATGTGTTGACTTCCGGGAATGGTTGGAAGAAGTTCATGGAGAAGTTTTTGAAATCGGAGCAGGTGAATTCAAGGAAAGTGGAACGACTGTTAGCACTATGGCAGTTGTAATAAAAAAGTAATTCAAAACTAGTAATGAAGAAAATGATATTAATATACACTCTTCTCACTTTGATAGTGGGGTGTGCTTCACCGAGAAAATATAAAGAGAACCGCTTTACAAAACAGTTTCAAGAAGTGGATTCGATGTTTAATGAAAAGTACAAGCTACATGAAGATTAAGTACATACGATTGAAAGATAAAGAGCATGTTTGCGACTATTGGCTTATACTCGCTTATCGTTCGCTTTTACAGCGTGCAAGAAAAAGCCGGAAACGGAAAGAGTTTGCTCGAAGAATAATTCGACTTTGCAAAGGTTCAGATAAGCGAATAACGGATATATCAGATGATTATAGATTTTGGACTGCCAAAGAAATGTATGATACTATCGTCAGTAAATAACTCTCAAAACAGAATAGTATATGAAAATAATAGCAAAACAAGGTTCAGAGCTTGAGAAGCTACTGAAACAAATGAATGAACGGCTTTTGCGTGAACAAGATGAAGCTAAAGATATGATTCAGGAATATTGTGGTTCAAGACCAGATAGTATCGGTTATGTTTGGGCGTTTGGCTTCACTGCCGAGTGGTTTTATACACTTATCGGTTTTGAAAATAAGGAGTTTGTTCCTGAAAAACTGATTCCGAATAATGATGATAAGAAGCATCTGTGTTGGAAAATCAATAAACGAAAGAAGGAGGGTCGAGAATTTATTGATAAATGGTGTAGAAAATTTCGAGGTATAGATGGTAGACCTCTTAATAAATTGGGGATTCCGGTAATGCACGAAGAAACAGGACGCTATTTCCATTGGCTCCCACTTGAAAAAGATGGTGTTTATTACGTTTCAGTAGGTTCTTCCATTCTTGAATGTATGCCATCGGCAAAAAGTGAGCAGTTTGAGATAGAAGTTTAACGTATAACAATGAAGTAATGAACATCGGATTAATTGACGTTGATGGTCATAACTTTCCAAATTTCGCTCTTATGCGTGCCTCTGCATATCATAAAACGAAAGGAGATCAAGTAGAATGGGCTACACCTTTCAGCAGATACGACAAGGTGATGGCAAGCAAAGTGTTTACTTTCACTCCGGATTTCAACTATCTGACATTGCAGGCTGATGTAATCGAAAAAGGTGGTACCGGGTATAAAATTGCAAGCAGACTTCCTGAAGCAGTGGAGAACAGTTCATTGATGGACTACTCCATTTATCCCCAATATCCTTTTTCCATACAGTTTTTTAGCAGGGGATGTATTCGGAAATGCCCGTTCTGCCTCGTTCGTGAGAAAGAGGGATACATTCAGACCGTTGAGCCGGTGGGGTTGAACCCGAAAGGAAAGTGGATTGAAGTGTTAGACAACAACTTTTTTGCGAACCCGGAATGGAAAAATGCCGTAAGCTATCTTTTGAAAACTAGACAACCTATAAAGTTACATGGCGTAGATGTTCGCATAATGGACGAAGAACAGGCGTATTGGTTGAATAAACTAAAGATGAAACAGAATATTCACATTGCTTGGGATTTACCTCAAATAGATTTGACTGATCGGCTGAAAGAAATGATCAAGTATGTGAAGCCTTATAAGATTACTTGCTATGTCTTGGTCGGCTTCAATTCTACCATTGAGCAGGATTTGTTTCGGCTTAACACATTGAGGAGTTTAGGTATTACTCCGTTTGTTCAACCCTACCGGGATTTCACGAATAAAAGAAAGCCTAAACAATATGAGTTAGACCTTGCAAGGTGGGCAAATAAAATGTGGCTGTTTAAGTCATTTGACTTTGTAGACTTTTCGCCTCGTAAGGGATTTAGATGCGATTATTATTTAAAGCAATTTGCGTAAAACTAATAAAAATGAAAGCAATAACAATAAAACAACCGTGGGCCTCTTTGATAGTCCACGGTATTAAAGACATTGAGAACCGTACTTGGCCGTGTCCTAAGAAATATTTAGGGCAGAGGGTACTGATTCATGCAAGCGGTAAACCTTTGAATTACGATAATTTCTATGATTCAATACTTACCAATGAGCAGTTATTGGCATTACCGGAAAACAAAGAGTGGAAAGATTTTAGTTTTTGTACAGGCTCCATTATCGGTAGCATTGAGATAGTGGATTGTGTACAGAATCATTCTTCTATCTGGGCCGAAAAAAAAGTTTATAACTGGGTGTTAGCTAATCCTATTATTTATGAAGAACCTATCGAAAATGTAAAAGGGAAACTATCTTTCTGGGACTATCCCGGTATCAAAGAAGTAAGTATTGAGTGTCCGGAATGTGGTAGTATAGAGATAGCAGTTGAAGATTATACAACAGCCCCTTTTCCAACTTATTTGCATAGGTGCAATAAGTGTGAACACGTAATTATGGAAAGTGAGTGGAATATAACAAGACAGAAATGAAAAAAATACTACTAGTATGTGTTATTCTTGCTCTAACAGGAGGATGTAGCACAAAGAAAGTCCCATATGTGACTTTTAAGAGAGAATATAAAGAAAACCGCTTTACAAAACAATTTCAGGAAGCGGATTCGATGTTTAAAGAACAATACAAATATAAGAAATAATGGATGCAAAAACACTCTTTACCAAAGTTGTCCAGATGCGCAAAGCACAAAAAGAATATTTCAAATGTCGTACTCAAGCTAATTTACGAATTTGCAAAGCACTCGAAGCCGAGATTGACCGGGAGATTGAACGTGTTAATAGTATCATCCCTCCTCCCAAACAACCGGAACAAAAGAATTTATTCACAGATTAAAACCAATAGATTATGAATTCAACAGTATTAAAAGAAATCATTGCGTTCCTCTTCGGACGCAAATATTATGCCAATATCGTAGCTACCAAAGGTACAACCAAACAAGAAATCTGTTCTTACATTTTTGCAACAAAAGAAGCCGCTAACCGGCATCGATTGGAAATCGAAACAACCTTATCGTTTACTTTTGTCGAAACAGTTACCTTTCGTTCTCGTCGAGTACATCTCAATGCGTCAGTAAAAAGTTAAACTACAAAAGCTAATCATTCATCATACTTTCGTACTATGATTATCAGTAAGTTAAAATTATGGTGGCAATCACTTCTGTATTATGTGATTGCCGACCCTGCCGACAACTCTATAACGCTTTCCAAACACTTGTTCTTGCATATCAAGAATAATGCCAGGAAGAGTGATGCAGCGCGTGTATTCGTTTTCCATATTTCTGGAGACGATACATTCGGATTCATAATCAATCCAGTTATTGAACAAGCAACCCAAATGTGCGATATTCAATACAACGACAAGTATAAATGTATAGGATTTGAAACGCTCTGTCCGTCAGTCGGCCGCATCCTTTATGAATATGGACTATCCGATAACTGTCGAGTAAAATTGTCCGTATCAATTCAGAAAACTCCACAAGGAAAAACTTATTATAAATTCGACAAGCCAAATGCAAAGTATATTAGGAAACACCCGAAAAGCTGATATCACCTTTTACGCATCAGGAAGGATAGATATTAGTGCTCGCGTCGCAAAACATCTCCAGCTCTCACGCGGAGATGTTTTGGACATAATGATTGACCAAGATGAATTTTACCTTTACGTTAGACTTCGTTCACCAAACGGGAGGCATGAAGCGATGGTATTCCCAACGAATAAGGCAGGAAATCATTTCAGAACTTCATCAAGCAGACTTTGTACAGCAATTCTCCAAGAATGTAAAGCAACAGCTAAAGCAAGATTATGTGTAGGAGAACCAACAGAAAACGAATACGGTAAACTATTACCAATTATCACTAAATACCTTTTGTAATATGATAAAAGAGATTAAGTACAATGGATATTCTGCCAATCCATCAGATTACGAATGTGCAGATGGTGACTTGTCAGTTGCAATGAATCTTATTCCTGAAGATGGAGTATTAAAAGGCATTCAAAAGCCTCAATGTTTATTCACTCTCCCACAAGGGAAAAAAGTGATATACATACACAACATCTCGGTATATAAACATTACATAATTTACGATACAGAATCCGCCGCCTTACAATGGTTATCCTCTAACGACACTGATAAGCAGCCCGAAGATATAGTATCTATTTCTGGAGAACTCTATCAGGTAACATCACTTGGAAACACATTAATCATACTCACTTCTGAGGGCATAATTTATGCCCTCTACAAGTCAGGAACATATGTACTCATGGGAAGTAACCCGGTATTTCCATCGCTCTCTTTCCGACTAAGAGCATCTATGGGAAACTCGGATATGTTATCTGCAAGTTTCCCCGGATTTACTCCGTCTATTATTCTTAATTCACTTATTCTCTCAATAGAAGCCAGCCAAGCTGTAAGAGATACTGTGTTGGCATTTACCAATAAATATACCGCCGATGCCAAAACAGCAGGATTATTCCAATACCCATTCATGATAAGATATGCCTACCGTATGTATGACGGAACCCTCAACTACATTTCATCTCCAGTAAAAGTCTACCCATCATATGGCATACCTTATCTCATACATTATACAGGTTATGAAGTTAACAATGGTCTATACACCAAATTCAATATGGTTGTATCGCATGTTGCATCAAAATTATATTACGAGATAACAAATTTCGATGAAGTGAAAGGATCTGTAGCCGAATGGGGGGAATTGGTTAAGAGTATTGATATATTTATCACTCCCCCACTCTATACTGTTGATCAGGACAGTATGTGCAAATCAATCTCCCCATATGCCTATTTGGGACCAATGGGTGGTTCGTCCGCATTTTTAAGTTATTGCGCTAACTCCGGTAATGAGAATATCAACGGTAAATTAATATATCGATGTCATAATGCAAGTGAATCAATCAATTCCAATCAACTTTTCTTTGGAATGTCAGGTAAATCACTTGTAGATGATGACTCTTCATTACCTTTCTACCTTATCTCTTCCATTGACGTAAAAAAAATACAATCGGGTGAGAACATTGTTTCTATTGAAAATGGTGCTCTCAATTCACTTGAGGCTAAAGAAGTAATGGAGGGTGACAGCAATTTAATGGGAACAATTGTCGCAAAACATGCATTTCCATACAACGCACGTCTAAATCTGACCGGAGTAACTATTATCCCTCCGACATTCCCACTTGAATCTTGTTTTCAATATGCTAATGGAGAGTATGATAACGAAACTAAAAAAGCCGTTGAGAAAACATATTCTTATAAAGCATACATCTTCATTGAAGCCGAGAAACGAAAAGTTATGGTACAGTTTCTTTCCGGTATACCAATGAATATCGTTGATTCATACTTCTTTTATCCCAACATCAATGCAAAAGAGCTTATTATTGAGCGTATAGATAACAATGGAGTAAAATCCTATTCATATAGCAAATTACATAAACATGAAACACTTAACGGAGTATACGGAAGTATCAACACGAGTTTCTCTAGTACCCCCGATATGAGCCTCATTACTGATACAGAAATCGGAATCCCATATCCAAATAAAATATATACTTCTGATGTAAACGATCCTTTTTCATTTCCCGCTCTCGGAGTCTGCACTGTTGGAACAGGTACAATCATTGGACTCAGTTCAGCCGCAAAGGCTTTATCACAAGGCCAATTTGGTCAATTTCCTCTTTACTGTTTCTCTACTGATGGAATTTGGGCCCTCGAGGTTTCTTCTACCGGTTCCTACTCTGCCCGCCAGCCTATCACACGTGATGTGTGTATTAATTCCGATAGTATAACCCAGATTGATAATGCTGTACTATTTGCGACTGACCGTGGTATTATGCTTATTAGCGGTTCTACAAGCCAATGTATTTCGGATATTTTGGACAGTGAATTGGCTTTCTCTATCAATTCTTTACCCCATTTGAATAAATTGGTTAATAATACAAGATTTAATTCAACAGAGTTTCAATTTCTAACTTTCCGCGAATTTCTAAAAACATGTAGGATGATTTACGACTATATACACCAACGTATCATCATTCACAACCCATCATGTACCTATGCCTACTTATATTCAATGGATAGTAAGCAATGGGGAATGATGCATAGTAACATCATGAGTGGTTTAAACTCCTATCCTGATGCACTCGCTATGACTTCAGATAATGATCTCGTTAATTTCTCACAGCCTGATAACACAATAGAACCTATTACTGCATTGGCTGTCACTCGTCCGTTCAAAATAGATGATCCAAACATGTTCAAAACAATAGACACCATCATACAACGCGGATATTTCAAGAGTAGCCATGTCTCACAAGTTCTGTATGGCTCAAATGATTTATTCAACTGGCATGCAGTATGGAGTAGTACCGATAAATATATGCGAGGTTTCCATGGCACACCATACAAAGCATTCCGACTTGTACTAATATGCAAACTAGACAAATCTGAAAGTTTGTTGGGGTTTACCGTCCAATTCACCCCCCGTATGCTTAATAAACCAAGATAACTTACATAGGTTAGTTTTTTCATATTAAGGTTAAGAAAGATTGTTAGCAAAAGAGCCGGAATGCGTGATGCACTCCGGCTCTTCCTTTTATCAGAAAGGTTTCAACTTTCGTTTTATTTTGCCTTTTCTCGACATTAGCGATGTCTGTATCTTAGCTCTGATACTCATTATCTTCTCCTCCCAATTAGCCTTACTACTTGGATTCGTTATACTCATCCAATCTGCAAGTACCTTACAGATAAGATACTCGTGTATCAGATGTTTTAGTAGCTTCACCGTAGATAAAGAAAAATCTTCCGGTAAAGTGAGTACAATATGATATTCTTCGGGAGCTACAAGAATATCATCAAGAGCTTCCTGTTCGTCCGAGATTTCCTCTTTGGTATATGGATATAGCATTTCCACACATTCTGCATGGGTAAGATTGAGTACACGTGTAACCCGGTTCACATTACCACTTTGTCCAATGTCAAACACCTGATGCCGGGCATGTTCATTCTCCGTTTCCATAATATCACCTTCCACAAAGGAGTAGTTCTCTACGTCATAGAGTAACTCTGAACGTTTGAATGTCAGCGTTACTGTTTTTGTCTGCTGGAGTTTCTTACAACAATATCCCATGAGAATACATTAAGAATAAGTCGGTCTTTCAGGTCGGCTACGTTTATAAAGCGCACGCTTTACATTCTCTAAACTTATCGCCGAATGCTGTACGTATGAAGCTGCATCTTCCGGGTTAGTAATGGCAAACCAATCTCCCAAAGCCATATCTACAAGGTAGGCATGAATACCATTGCCCAACGCATCAGCCGAAGAGTTGTTGTAGTTACTCGGCAACTCGAATGCAAGTTCTAGTACACCATTATCATCAATTTCTTTTGCGATCAGATTGTTGCTTGTACTTTTGTCTTCTGAAAGATACTCTCCAAGCAGACTCTTCAAAGATGAAAATGCATTTGCCAATGAACGACGGATTTGGTAACTGTTTTCCTCATCATCACTCGCTTGCATATTAGAGGCAGCTTCGTAATTCTTTTTACCCTCTGCTTCACGCGCCTGCCCGGTCAAGTATGCCTTGTTCTGAATATCATAAACAAGCTCTTTAACCTGTTGGGTCACTGTCAATATTTTCTTGTTTTCTGCCATAATAAATAAAGATTAAAAATAATTCAATTGTACGTAGGACGTATAGGACGTTTTTTAAAAAATGCCTTACGCATGACGTCCTCCATATAGGTAGCCGCTTCCGTTGCATATCCGGTTGCTTCTTCTTTATTGGTAAATGTGTACCACTTTGCCGTAATATTCATAACAAAAAACGAGAACAGACTACGTTCCATACTTTCTGTTAAAGCTTCATCAAACGAACTTGATAACCCCAACGAAAGCTGATATATCCCCTCTCTTTCGACTTCGTTAAGAAGTATTTTTTTCAAGCTATTACAAGCAGTGTTTTTGCTTTCATTCCAAAAACGCTCTAGCATACTCTTATCCTCATCCATTGTGAAAATACGGTTGTATGCGAGTTCGTTGTCCATCTTAGCCCCGGTATAAGCTGTGGTCTGTGCCACTTCTTCATATACACTTTCTTTATTAACGGTTAAAGCAATATCTGTCATAATTAAAAATTGAATAGATTACATGATACACCAACTCCAATATATGGTGTAAATTCCGGCACCCCTCTTAATGCTATTCCATATCCAATTTGAACACCAACACTCCAACGTTTCTTCCTCGACCTAGGATAGCAGTCGTTAATGGTTACCACTTCATGTTGCGAATGTAATACCAAGCTGTCAAGTTTCGGGTTATATCCGCTTACGTATGCCGTATATAAACTATCCTTGTATACCTTTTTGGTAATAGGAACAATCACATCTACACTATCCTCTGATACAGATTCATGGAAATTTTTCACGCTTTTCGGAAATTCTGATACGCTTTCAGGCAATTTTTGTACGTTTTCCGGCAATTTCGAGACTGTAGGAAGACGTTCAGTAACATATCGAATAACAAAGCTGTCTTTAGGAATGGGCTTATAAAATGGTATTGTATCAACATAGGTTGTTCTTGTTGTATCTCTTGTTTTCTGTTGCCTACTTGCAAAATGTACTACATTCATAAACAACGAAGCAAGAAATACAATCATAAACAACACTACTGCAATATTCTTAAGTTTTCCCATACTTGGTGACGTATTTGATTATTGCATCTACATGCGTTTTAATGATGGCTTGCTTCCCCTTATCGGAATATAGGTAATCAACATCTTCCTTATTGTCTTGGAAGAAATTTTCCGTAAGAACAGCCGGACATTTGGTTTTCACCAAAATGTAGAAGTTCTCTTCCCAATCTGGATCTCCATCCGAATTATCCCTACGGATTTTTTGTCCGGCAAAATTCTGTTCGGCTTCCTCGTATAACATAGTGGCCAATTCATCCGATTTTGTTTTACCTTTTGAAGTATATGCCGACCAACCTCTTGCACTCATCCATTCGCCATTTCCCGCAGCATTGCAATGAATAGAAACAAGCAATACATTTGTTGCCCCATACCGTGCACAAATCTCATTCACACGTCTTGCTCGTTCTGCCAATGGCACATCTACTGTCTCATGCACAATACGCTCTACATCATATCCTTTCGCACGCAAGGCTCGTTCCACAGATTCTGCAATCTCGCGTGCATAAAGGTATTCTCGTAATTTCCCATCAGGAGAACGTTTGCCCGGTGTATTTTCCCCGTGTCCATTATCTATTAATATTTTCATAATTAACTATTTAAGCGTTGATAAAAGTCCGTTTTTATATTGTCGTATGCAAGTTTCACATTGGTATAGGCACGTGCATTATTTTCTCCATCCTCATTATAGATTTCACTTTCAACTACACTCACCACATCTTCCACCCAATTCTCATTACAATATTCCGACAGAGGTTTTCCATGATATATAAAAGGGTCAAAGCGGCTCTTTCGATCATCATGGATTACTTGAAGTGATTTCCGTATTTTGTTTACAGTTGCTTCACGATCAGCTATGTGATTCTCTATTCGAACCCGCTTTATCAACCTACAAACCTGTTCGATACTAAGGTCAAAAGCGAAACCCGTCAAATTCCGGATACGCAGTAAGGTTTCAGGTTGAAGTCTTTCCATTAAGTTTCGTTGCAAACTCACATTGTCTTGTACTGTATCAAGCAATTGATTCAAACACTCCTGTTGTTCCAGAAGGCGGTTTATCATACTCTTAAACCATTTGAATAGTGCTATCATCATAGCTGCTGAAAGCAAAAGAAAAAATGCAGCACTCACAGCCATCATGCCATAGTCACTAATGCCTTTAGCCACCTCCGTTACATGTTGCACTTCCGTCATACGATAGTTCTCACTAATTGTCCTACACACGTTCCGACCACTGTTAAGCCGAAATCTATCCAGTCCCAATTGCCACCATATGCCTTGTCTTTATACTCCAAAGCACCTGCAGTAAGTACACCTGCATAGGTTGCAGAAAACCAATCAAACGCACAAATACCGATACCAAATCCCCCAACAAGATGTTTCCACCTGTTGCTTTGCGCAAGCCATTCAATCAATTTTTTCTTCATTCTTGTCTATTTTATATTAAACACTGTCCAATCTACACTGTCTTTTTCTTTCCAACCATTTTGAACAGTTTCTATCACATACAGGCTCATTGCCTGGGAGAATGAGATAAATTCATCTACATTATCGAAGGTATAGTAGATGGGAGTACCATCTTCCTGTTCATTGATTTTTAGGGTAAGTGGATATGGAATATTTTTGTTACGTTCTATAGCAGCAAAATTCAATTGATTTTCAGCAGATAGGTATATCGGCTTTTCATTCCATATAAAGCCGTTCACGATCTTCTCCTGCGTGGCAGTATTTATAGTAGAGATAATAAGTTCCTTAACCTCGGAAAGTGTTGGACTGTGGTCAAATGTATGTCGGTACTCCCAACCTCTTTCACTTGCCTCATCATCCTTTCCAAAGCCATAAAATAATATCCATTTGGTTCGGCCTGTATGTATAAGCCCATCCTGCCGCTGCTTTGTGCCGTAAATCTTTTCCATCTTTATGAATTTTGATTTTCAACAAAAGTAGCGAATGAGATGCGGATTCGTATGTTATCTTTTACCTGTTAGGTGAAATTATATTTTCGTTTACCTCCGTCAAAAACTTCACCTTTAATTATTGTCTCAAACGGAAAACCATCCTCAATGTCACTGACTTGATCTAAAATTCCCTTCATTTCCGCTGAAGCCGTAAAGAACTTTCCCCATTCTTGTTTAGCAGGATTACGAAATGATACCAAATATCTGTTCTCACCTTCCTTAGTGTCTATACCAGTTTCAAAATCATGTATTTCAATAGGAATGTTTACTATATCACTCAATCGTGTTACTTTACCTGGAAAGCGTTTCTTTCCGTCAGCTGGGGTGTATGTTACACCCATTTCTGAAAATTTCTTCATATTCTTTTTTGTAAGTATATAAAATAGATGCTTGCAATCGGCATGGCAAGCCATACCCTTAAATGATCCAATTATTTGTTGTCTACGCTTTCGGGATTTCAACTTAGACAGTTTTCTAGCAGCATTTACTTTTATCCGTTTCCTTAACAGAGTATGGCTACCATAATTTACATACCCAAGAGCATCCATACCAGCAGATATAGGGGCAACTCTCTCACTTGATTTTATCGTAAGCCCCATCTTATCTGCTTCGATGTGCAAGCAGTCACGTAACCTCCACAACTCGCGTTTACTTTCTCCAAGAATAAAAATGTCATCGCAGAATCGAAAGTAATATCTTGCTCCATGCACATCAATCATACGGTGGTCAATATCATTGTGATAAAGATTACCGAGGAATTGAGACGATCGCAATCCCTTACTGATACCACATTCTCCATCAGGATAGAGTGCCTTCACAAAATTTTCAAGAATGGGCAAAAGAAGAGGATCGCCTACATATCTTTTAATAATAGAAATTAAAGTTTCGTGATTAATACTGTCATAATATCCTTTGTAGTCGCTTTGATAGTAATATTTGAGATTAGGATTTTCTGCCATTGCAGCTTGTATCTGATGAAACAACCCATGCGGGCCACGCCCCTGTATGGAAGCAGCGGTAGTTTTTATCAATAAAGAAGAAAGTCGATTTTCCAACGGTTCCATAATAGCATTACTCCCAATGCGTTCTATGACCGAAGGAGCTTGTACTGTTCTTACTTTCGGGCCATCTTCAGTGAGAAATGATTTAAGGTTCTTGATACGGAATGTACCATTACCAATTTGGTTTTTCAACGTTTCAAATATTTTTCCTTTATTTGTCACATAACGAATCATTCTTGGAGAACATTCGATACCGTCTATGATAGTTTTCGGCATAGCCCTGTTCCCATTTCGAGCATCTGCATTTCGTAGATTCGCCATGACACGCTTAAATGAGCGTTCCAAATTTTCGTCTGATATAATTTCCGGTATAAGGTTATATAACGGATAACTGACCAGAGGTATATTTCCGGTCAGTTTAAATAAATCATCAATTTTACAGACCGCCTTCCGGTCTCGTGGGGAGAAGTCAAGCCACTCCCCACATATGGTTAATGTTATGTTCCGGCTTTCCATAAAATATATATATTATATTATTATGCTGTTGCCGAGGTTCTAATCCCTCGGAGAATATCGGTGGTAATCTCGTACCTTATATAGAGTCTCCGATTAGTTTAACCAACAGAATTTCAGCCGCGCCCCGTAGTTCGTGTTCGAGTTCGAAGATGCATTGTTCGCGTTCGCATAAGCGAGACCGCTGTTCGCATTCGAGTTGTTGCCAGACCGCAAAACACAACGGCGCGTGGGATTGTCCACCTTCTATGTTTTAAAGAGTTATACTTCCAAAACCTGCAATACTTAAAGAGGCCTCCATCCCCATTGCTCTGAATACACGCGCAACAGTCGAAAGTGTCAGATTCCTACCACTTTCTATTTTCGACACCTGTGCACGCTGAACACCAATCTTCTGGGCTAGTTCCTCTTGTGTCATATTTTGGGATTTCCGGGCTTTCTTAATAGCCTCACCGATAAGGAACGACTGCAATTCAGCCTCATATTTATCCCTATGTGGTGTCCCGACTTTCCCAATGTGCTTATCCTTAACTTCATCAAGGGTATAAAATTTAATCGTTTCCATATCACTATTTTTTTGAGTTGAAATACAATTTTCTAATAGCTTCCGCTTTGTTAATCTCTTTACTTGGGGTCTTTTGTGTCTTTTTGACAAATCCATGCGTAGCAATAACTAATGTTTCCGCATCAGTATCCCAAAAAGCCAACAAACGATATTGAATACCTTTATAAAGAGTGCGGAACTCCCAAATATCCGTACCATCCAATTTTTTAAAAAGGTCTTTATCCATATATCCATTGGCAACCTTATCTACATTATAAACAATCTTGTCTTTAATGTCTTGGCACAAAGTATCAAGAAAGGCATCTGCCTCGCTTGACATTATCACTTTGAATCTTGCTTTCAATTCCATACCTTGTTATTGCATTGCAAAGATACAAAAAATGTTCCATATATAGAACATTTTAAGGCACAAATATTCATGCTGCTCTATAATATATTACCCAACCTACATTAGAAAAAGAGAGAGGGAGCAGTCTCCCGTTGGTCGACTCTCCCTCTGACGCTTTTTTCGCAAGAACGAGTTTCGCTCTATTCAATTATTACGAATTTTCCGCGGAAGGCCAGCCGCGCCCCGAA